TGCTCAGAAAATGAAGTTACAGCATCGAAATAGATAAAGCCGCTTGCTTCATTCTCAGCATCAGTAGGCGTCCAACGAAGAGCCAATGTCATGTTGTTCTCCTATTATTCTAATTCTGGGTTTTCGGCATTAACGGCCTTAAACATGTCTTCAAGCTTAATACGAACAACCTCCCCAACCTTATCTGGATTGGTTGCATCGTAAATATTGAAAGTTGCAGTAACTTGTCCAGCCTGCTTGTCCATCGGGAAAATCCCTACTGGATTCTGGTATCCCTCTTTAGCTGCTTGCTGGGCTGCTAACTGTCTTTGTATTTTTTGTTGAGTAATCCAATCTTCTGTTACACTGAACCCACTAAGTTGTGGTGGTACGGTTGACCCAACATCTACTCTCGGATCAATAGCTTCCAGCAGCCTTGTACCTCCCCTCAGAGCAGCATTTACGCCTGCCCTTCCTGGGGCCGTCAGCGTGTTGGCATACCTCTTACCTGCTTCAGCAGCCATCTCTCCAGCTTTTCCAAAATCACCCTCAACTAAAGCATTCAATGCCCCTGCACTGTTTGAGATGGTAGACATTGCAGTCATAAGGCGATCTAGTACGGAACTAGATTCTAAAGTTCCCAAAAGCTGTTGCCAACCAGTAATAGAGTTCCCCAACAGGGTGTTGACTTCTGTAAAAGCTTGTTTAGTAGATTCCAACCAAAGAAGAGCTTTACTTCTTGTCTCCTTATCTGGGAAGAGTTTGTCACCGAGGAAGCTATCTCGACCCTGAAAGAATCTTTGCAGTGACTGAAAGCTAAGCATGGCTACGGAGACATATTTAGTTATCTCATCAAAGCCTTTGGCTAATGATTCAACCAGAGGGCCAGCCTCTCGGGCACCATCGGCCATTGCTCTAAACAGGCGAGCAAAACCACTTTCAACACCAGCATTACTTGCCACCATTGCTAATTGGTTGTAAGCATTCTGAAATCTTGCTTGCTCAGCTTGTGACGCTTTTTGTGCCGCAGTCAGACCGGGTTGTGCCATCTCCCCGGCACGTTGCCCAGCATACAGAAGAATATCACCTTTGACCTCACGCCGCTCCATTGCGCTGCGAAGTTCTTGAATTGCCTCGCTTCCAGTTTTGCCACCCCCACGTCCCTCTGCTGCAAGCTTACGTTGGTATGCTTCAGCAAAGACAGCAATACCCCCCGGAAGAGCTTCAGCAATCTGACCAGTGAGTTCTTCTGACATCAGCTGGTTCTTACCAGCCACTTGACTAAGTGCTCTAAACAAACGATTCTGAGAAGTGCGGTCAAGCTTATTAACGCGGGCCAATTCAGAGAAGCCTTGAAAAACTCCCTGACTTTGACCAACTGTCATTCCCGCACCAGTCAGACCGGAAATCAGTTTGTTATAATCGGGAATAGCCTCAAGCCAGTTGAAACCTACTCGTTCCCCTTGTGCCCTAAGCCAATCAAAAGCCTCTGTTCCCTGAGCAGCATTACCGCCAGCTTGTTGAACAATGGCTGAAGTCTGTAGCTGAGCCGAAACAATCTCTTGGTTACGACGATTAAGAGCACCAAGACCATATCCGCCACCAGCAAGAGCAACAAGCGGCATATAAGCACGAGCGGTAAATCCACCTACACCACCAGCTACACCCGCCTGTCTTGTGCTAATACCACCGCGACCATTTACGTTTGGGGTGATATCTGCTTGGGAGCTTGCCGCTCTTGCAGCATTCTTCATAGCTCTTGTCATTTGACGGGTAAGGCTTGCTTGGTCAATAACAAATCGGTCGATTGAGAAAGCAGTTGTCATGCTGGCTCGGTCTAGAGCATTACCGAGGACAATGTTTAACTTACGCTGATCAACAACAAAGCGATCAATTGAGAAAGCAAGTTTCCCAGCAGAGAATTTAGCTAGTTTCTTTTCAAGAAGTTTTAGGTTCTTATCTAGCTGCTTCCACTTAAGATTAAAATCTACTCCAACTGTATACTTGGCAATTTCCACGCTAGATTACCTTCATCTTGTTAATCTTTTCTTAGCCTCAGCCTCTGCTTCAGCAGCTTTCTTAGCCTCTTCTTGTAATGTGTCATAGACATCAATCACTTCAAGCATGTCGTAGAGGTCTTTAAGTGTTCTACATGTAGAGAATTCACCTATAAGATGTAATCCGCCAAGCTTGTGTGTAGCCACACGATAAATTTGCCAAGGGATAGAAAAGTTTTCTTCAATCTCTTTCTCGACTTTTGACTTGACGGTTGGTACAGATTTGTCTTTTATTACTCGTCTGTACCGCTTTCCGTAAAAAGGTCAGGCATGTTCCACTGAATAATCTGATTGGTCAGCTCATACAGGTGGGTAGTCCGGCGAGCAAAGATAATGTCAAAAGAGTTTTTATCAATATTCTTATTCTTATAAGAAACACTGCCAATAATAATACGCTTGATAAGCTCTACAGACGGCACACCGCCAGTCTTCATAAGTTCTTGTTGAACTTCAAGAGAGACGGTTGCGGGCATTGCATCTACAAGATAAGTTTCACCATCAAGTTCGATGGTAGTTTGCGGCAAAGCCATGATCCCAGCTTTACTAGCCATAAATTATTTCCTCCGGTTTATTTCTAAAAAATACTCGACACACTATCAAATAGGCTATCAAGTACAGTTTTTGGTCTAGTATTACCACCAACCTTAAAGTCTCTAACGCTTTGACAAAAGATACTCCAAGTGCGAGTTTCAAATTGTCCACTAAAAGTGGCGTCAGGGAAGTTGGTAATATATGCGTCACTGCTGCTAAACACACTCGTACCAGATGAATCCTTCAGCATCACACTAAGTTTACCTGTACCCATCTCAATATCCATCGAATGAATCGCTGAGAGAATATCATTTGCCGAACTTGTTTGAATAAGCTCAAACTGGATAGTGCAGGACTTATCTGGATTTCTAACCCTCGTGTGTTTTCCCCTAATTCCGGGGATAGTGATAAATGATGGACTTGTCTTGATAATCGAAATACTGTCCCATCCGACGATTTGGAAGTCATCAATTACCAGTGTTACGGAAGATGGGGAATACGTTACAATATCAGCCATTCACCACCTCAGAAGATTCCATTAAGTGAAGGAAGAGCAGCGGTGGCAATTGAAACAATAGAATCAATCGTACTACCTCTTTCCTCATTACCACCAACATTGAGCGCCGCTTGTGTTGCCTTAAATACCCAAGTACGAGTTTCAAATCTATTAGAAAGTGTCAACGGGGGAATGTCTTCAATCCAAGCAGTTGCTGAAAAGAATAAAGATGTTCCGCTGCTGTCCTTAATCATAATAGGCATTTTGGCCATCTGCGTGATTTCGTCGGCAAGATAGAGCTTTGTTAGAGCATCATTACTTGAGCTTCCGCTATACAAGGTAACCTCAACTGTGTAAGTTGTGTCTTTCGTATACAAGCGACTGACAACGCTATCTGCTGTTCGTCTACTAGCGAAAGGAACTGTATCTTTTCTAATAGAGACGAAAGTTCCATCAGCATAGCCATTTAGAGACAGAAGTCCCGCAACGGTGATTGTCACATCTTCAGGAATATAGTTTGCGATTTCCACAAAACTCTCCGTCTTATTAGATTAAAGAAAAGGGAGAGCAAGTCTCCCTCTCCATTACAGACGCCAGCGAGCGTCTACTTGACCGCCAAGACCTTCGATAGCGGCAGCTGTAGATTCATCAATCAGCGTGTTGCCGCCTATTTTACCTGTAGCATTAAACAGGAAAATTGTCCAGTCGCGCTGTTCAGCAGTGTTTGAGAAGACAATATCCGGTGAAACTTCAATAAAAGCTTGATTGGAGTGCAGCAGCGTAGTCCCGCTATTATCTTTAATCATCACACTCCCAATAAACTCATTGCGAGATGCCTCTTCATCAGCTGCTTGCCAAGCTTCCATAAAGTTATTACTTGCAGTGAACTGCATAAGGCTAAGGGTGACTCGACGAGATGTGTTGCGACGCTTTACCCTTCCGCCTTGATTATCGCTCCCCTGAAATGCCTCTGCCGGGGGGATGTTACGAGTTGCAGTGATGAAAGTTCCTTCAGCGTAACCAGTTACATTGTGAACCTGTCCACCAACGCTGATTACAACAGTAACTTCTTCTGGGGTGTAGGAACCCAAAATAGCTTCATTTGCCATTTAATTTACCTCAAAATTAAGCTCTCACGGTGTTGTTAGGCCTAACCCCATGAAAATCTTCATAAAAATTATCGTAAACCGTCGCAGCCTCTTCCTCGGAGAGAAAAGTTCTGTCGAAGATTTTCTTACCCTTGAAAAACATTTTTGACCTAAATTTTCCATTATCCCTTAGAGTAACACCTATAGATTTGGGAGAGTTATCTAATTTAGGCTTACTCAGAACTCGTACTAATTTTTCTTCTACATCTCCCTTCCTTAGTAAAAGTTGTAGAAAATCAATAGACTTTCCCAATGCGGCGGAGGCATCAACCATCGTAGGAAACCAAAAACCCAGAAAATAGTATGGTCTATACCTAACAGATTTTTTATTCTCGTGGTAAGTGTCTCCGAGAGTCCCCTCTTTAAGCCTCTTAAAGAAAGACTTTTTATTCATACCAAGGATTTCCATCCCTTTGAATCTATCTGGAAACCAGAATCCTGAGATAAACACTGGTATATTTTTATACCTGCTTTCCCTCGGTTTTCGGTTCTCTTTCAAATAGTTTGGATTCTCTTCGTAAAATTTTAACAGGCTCAGCGACATTCTTTCCCTGACATCCTCTGGCACGGTGACCCCGAAAGAATTTGGATGGTGTCCAAGTATGTTGTAGCCGTTTTTAATCGAGTTGTACGCTTTTATGGCTTTTTCTTCTAGGTCAAGGATGAATTCTTCAGAACCAACACAAAGAACTTCGAAAAGAAAATTTTCTTTTCCGTACTTCTCAATAGCCCTGCGCAACTTAGTACAAGTGGAACCTTTGGAGAAGTGCTCTCTGCGCCTTTCATTGGGTCTGGAAGTTATGCCGATATACGCTTTCTCGTTGATGACATTTGTCATCTTGTATAGATAAAACTTTCTCATTTGACCTCCTGCAAAATTTAAGACTCCTTCAATTTTAGAGTATTTATTACAGGAGGTCAAGCGTTGACTACACGGAAAGGTAACCCTCAATCTCAATTCGGCGAATGCTGCCTGCCAACCGGGCGCGGAATACGAAAACGCCAGCGGTTCGTTGAGCACGTAGATTCGGATCAATGCTCAAGACATCTGGGGTAGAGACGCTCCAACCACGATCAATAGCGCCGTTAGCTTCTGCCTGAGAAAGAACGGTACGGATTTCATTCTCAATAATAGCCAGACCAGGATTGGTCATCGGAATCTTCAAGCTATTAATCAGACGGAAATAAATGCTTTCTTGCAGGCGGGCATACAGCCAGTCGATGACAATCTGTTCCGTTTATGTTCATGCGGGGTCGTTAATCCCGCACTGCTAAGGTTTAGGCTTCCGAGACCAACCATGTTGAGCCCGTTTGCACCAGTTCTCTACCACACAATAGTCCAAATCTTCTGAATAATATTTGGCAGCATATATCGGGCTTTGAAACTCTAAACCTTCGGGTGATACAAATAAATTTAAACTTTTAGAAGAGGTTTTGTGCAGGTACTCTTCATTTCTTTGCGCGTTTTTAATTACTTCCTCGGAGAGAGATTTTGAATTTTCTTTCTTCAAGGCCACAGACTTTTCAATCATCGAGGCATAGTGTTCTTGGTTTTCTGTTGCCCACTTTTTCATTTGAAGAGATTTTCTTTCTTTAAATTCTTCAGTGTGTGAACAACCCCTACATGCTGCATTAGAAAGCAGCCTGTACTCATCTAGAAGTCCTGTTTCAACCTTGTGGTGGTTCAGCTCTGCTAGCTTCTTTTGCCTTGAAGGAGTATTAGCAAGCTTTCTTATTCTTGCTAAATGTCCTGTTTCAACGTTTCTTTTACCCAAGGCTTTGTGTGTAGCAATAACTTTGTCCACCTCTTGCCTGCTCATTAAAATCCAAGCTTTGTAATCTGAGGCTTTCTTATAAGCTTTCCATAAAAGTCGGTGAGCAAAACAGTGTTGTCGATAAGACAGAACAATTAGATTATCTTTGGAATCATCGCCTCCTGCATGGCGAGGAACAATATGGTGAGATTCGGTATATTCACCTTGTTCGAAATGCTGATTCCTATATTTTTCAATAAACGCAAAGTAAAGTTTTTCGTAATTCATTTGTTTCTCCCTTTTCGCCACTTACGCTTTCGCGTAAGACCAGACTATATCTTCACCCGGTATAAACAATACTTAGGGGCTCCCCATTTCGCCTCACTTGAGGCTACGGCATCACTGCCTAGTCGTTGAACCTTCCCTTTCGGGCTTGGCTGCTGATTGCCACATAACATATTGTTTTCAAACTTTCACGCTTGAGCCATCATTTTAGAACAGGCTCTACGTTGTAGTCAATACGTCTTCGCGGGTTTCCAGCAATTAAAGGAGTTTTCAAGAGACCTTCCGGTCTCAGGCGACTTTTTTCAAATCGATTGGTAGACCATCAAACATGTTACCGTCTTGGAAAATGTTTACACCACCAACTTCAGTGTAGAAGTTGTAGTTCTTCTCACGAAGATTGTTTTTAGCGGTGGCGCTAAGCTTAGAAACAGTAACTCCATTTACACGCTTAAAGTCCCAGTCGTTCGAGCCGGGAGTGTACGCAAGTTGAGCACCCGCCCAAGCAGCTTCCGGGTAATCCGAGTTAGCAGTTGGGAGGTAAACACCATAAGTACGACCAGCAGACTTAGCGCTAAGAATTGCACCAATGTCGGTAGTGCTGGTAGCTGTTGCAGTGGCGTCAGCAGTAGACACACCGTAAATCTTACGAACAGCGCCAATAGCATCTGACAGTGCTTCTTGATCAGCAGCAACGTGAGTCTCTGCAATAAGCAGATACCAACTGTCGTTGTCTTCAGTTACAGCATCAAGAGCTTCTACCCAAGTTTCGGTAGCAGTGGTAGTACCAACAGTGATATTGGAAGAAGCGGAGAAGCTCCAACCTTCACCCGGAGTTACCGGAGCTACACTGAAAGTGCCATCAAGGTTGTCAGTGAAATTAATCTCTACATCAGTGACAGCAGTATCAAGGGCTGCTACAATTTCAAGAGCAGAAGCATCAGCGTCAGAAGTGATGGTGTAAGTGGTGCCATTAATTGTGACACTGTACTCTGTGTTATTTGCTACAGTTCCGATGCTTGCGGTGATCGAGTCAACTTGACGACGACCAACAACAATGCTCGGAGGAACAGCACCAACGCCAGATTGACCAAAGAGCTTGGAAGCAATAACATAAACGCTATCAGTGCTATCGAAGTCTTCTGCCACCTGAGTCATGCTCTCGTATACACGAGTACGCTCAGCAAAGTTAGTAAATGTTGCTAGAATCAATGGAATCTGGAAACTAGCAGTTTGAACCGGCTGGGAAGCTCGTGTTAGCGTGATACGAATAATCTGATCGAGGTCACTCATATTAATCCTCTTTTATGGGGTAGGAGTTGGGATGGGGGTTGTATCAGGGACGCCGAAGGTTTCATTGTAAACTTCAACTCCACCCTCATTTTCAACTATGCCGTTGATAATCGCAGACTCGAAATAATCAATCTGCTCTTCACTAACAACTTGATAAGTGAAAGTGATGTCTAATGTGTGGTAATCAACCCACCTTGTCTCTCTTTTGACAGGACTATAAGCAATGTTTCCTTTACGAATAAACCCAAGCTTTTCCTGCCGGAAAACATCTTGAATCAAAGGACTGTACAGCTTGTTAGAGAGAGTGTGGGCCATGTCACCACTATCTCCGCCTACAAAGAGAATCCTGAACTCTACTTCGTATGCGGAAGAATAAGAAACTTTAAAGTCGGTGCTAGTGAGAGTTGAGGAAGAACCTCTACCTTGACTGTAAACACCGAGAACAGAGATAACGACATAACTGTCATCCGGCTCTGTACCGTTCAAATGAGAAAAGATAATAGGAGCTGTATCTTCGTTATATGTGGGATAATAATCTTGCAATGAAGCCCATACACCCCTACGAACAGCTTCTTTTATTGTTGTATAAACTCCTGCCATTTATCACCCCTTCTCAATTTTGAACTTAACCGAGTTTTTCATTGTCTCTGTTTCAATCAGAGGATCATTAAACCCTTTTAGTTCTACGGTAAGGGCTGCGTTAGGTGGAGAAGACCACTGTTCAATAATTTCTTTTGTATCTTGTACTAAGAAAGTGCCAAGTTTTGCATATTCTTGCTGCACGTTTGAAAGATTAAGAATTATTCGTCGAGCTGCTTCTTGATAATCTTTCCTATACGGAGTGCTTCTTACAACACCAGTCAAACCCTGAGCACCAGACATAAACGGGCGAGCGGGGGGTCCAAGACCAGCATCTTGAATTCGGGCAATGTAGGCAACAGGAAGATTTTCATTTTCAGGGCCGTAACGATCTTCTTCAAAGAAACCGACACTAAGCTGAATAGAATCTGCTTGTCGGAATTTCTTTTTCATTACTTCCCAAACTTTCTTGTCAACCTTCAGACTCATGGCGTTGGCCCTATCCTAGCTGCCCATGCCTCGTGGTGGTCAAGAACTCCCATATCCCAGCTCTGAACTTTCATTATCTGGTAACGATAACCCTTCCAAATAAATTCATCGGCATCGTATCCTTGTGCCCCCTCTTGCTTTGTTCTTACAAGGTCAGTTGTCCAAAGCCTGTACCACTCACGAGTGCGATCAGATTCAGGCATCATTTGAACTTCAGAAGGCTTCAAAGGCTGGATATTTGCACGAATTGGCACTTCAACGATTGGCCCCTCTACCCACACGCCACGGACATAAGAACCCGCTTCTTGTCGGTAGATGGTAAGTGGGACTGTTCTAGTCAGGAGAAATCTTGGAATAGACATTCACTTCTCCTTCAGAAAGTAGAACCGTAGGCTTTGCAAGTGTTACAACCACAAGATTCTTCGTGGTCACAAACTTGAATGTTAAGAAGCTTAGAGCAACTATCTTTACTTCCATACCAAGGGTACAATCCATCAGGCATAAACATGCCTGCACCCTTCATCAGATTTTCAAGAACTTTAAAGTAGCTTGTTGATACAGAGTTCCACACCTCTATTGAACCAGTGCGTTCACGAGTGCTCCAAGCAGACAATTGTGCATAAGCACTTGCTGCTGCAAACCTTGCTGCTTTATAAACATCCCCCTTAGAGAAATCTAAAAGCTTTTGAATTTCTTCGTCGGTTAGAAGCATGTAGAATGGAGACGTTTCCGTATCTCCGATCAAAATTCGAATTAAACTGATCTTTTCTTCGTCAGTCATGGGCAAAGCCTCTCCTTTTAATTTAAGGAGGGCAAAACCAAACGGCTTGCCCTATAATCTTTAAGCTTGAAGAGCAGCAATCACAGCATTAAGCAGCGTGGCAACATCTTCAGCAGTAGCCGTAGCGGGAGTAGCAATAGGCTCAAGAGCAACTACTTCTGCTTTAGTGGACACATCCAGACCAGCAGCAAGCTGACGAACTGCGTAAAGCCAACCAGCTTTAGTTTCAACATCCATAGGTGTCTCCTAAATATAGGAGGCTATATTTCAAGCCTCCTTATTGTCTAACTATAAATCCTAAGAGGATTAAACCAGCGACAGACGAACGATAGCACCCGGATTCAGCAGAGCGTTCAGGAAGTTTTGCTCAGTCATAATCTCGATGATGTCATCTTTCTCGTTCATGTACTCGAACCAGTAGCTACCCTGAGCACGGCGGTTGATGGTGCCGAAACGGTTAGCAGGAGCGAAGTAGGTCTTGAACATATCACGAACACCAACAGGCATCATGTAGGCATCACCTTCCGGTACGAACGGAACGAAAGTGCCAGCAGCGTTTTCATAACCGGCAGCACCTGCGTTGATGAAGGTGATACCGAACAGGTCAACATACTCAAAGCGAGCATCGGTAGCCAGCGACTGCGGCTGACCCAGCAGAACAGCAAGGCTTTGTGCGCCAGCGTCAGACTTCATTGCATCGGTAACATAGGGGTTCAGCAGCAGTGCGTTGAAGAAGCTGTCCGAAGCCAGAACAACGAAGCGGCGGATGGTGCCAGCTTGACCACCAGTCAGGCCAGCACGAACAGCTTTCTTGGCATCAGCGAAGTCGCCACGCGGGTCAACCGAAGCTGCCAGATTAACACCAATCTCTTCACGAGTAATACCAAACTCGGTGTAGTAGTTGGTCGATACAGTGCCGTTCGGAGCATAGACAGTACCGGCAGTGATAAGCTGCATACGAGCGGCTTCAAGGGTCAGACCATGAGCTTCACGCAGGTCAAACATCTTGTCAGCACGGACGTTAGCAACGCTTTCCAGCTCAGCGGCTTCAGCCATAGAGTTGGCAGAAACAATACCATCGATGTCATTCGGGGTGATAGCGTCATCTGCCGGGAAGTGCGGAATCTTGAGCAGCAGCGAGTCGCGTTGACGACCAGCGATAGTTTGGTTACGCTCATCCCAGTTACGGTCTTCCAACAGAGTGGAGCCACGCTTGGTGCGGGTGATTTCAACAGTCT